ACAGACAGCCTTTCGTTAAAACAAAAGATTAAAGCTAAGTTTGAAGCCGTTGAACATATTGATGGGTATATCCCTTTCTTGCGTCGTGGCGACTTTTGGGTACGCTATATCGACCCTGCAACAGGAGAAGAAGCTGCTTCTGCTTTCCAATCACAACGTCAACGGGATAGGTTTATTGATGAAGTATTAAATGGCGCAGAACATACCAAGTACCAAAAGATACAAGACGCTAAGTTTAGCCCAAATACAGTTCCACCTACTAGCTTCATTGCACAAGTTATAGCTGGGTTAAATACAAAAGATGCCAATGGTAAAGTAATTCATGCGTCTAATGAACAGATAGATAACGTATACCAAGCTTACCTAGCCTTATTTCCTGCAGAATCTTTATCTAAGAAGTTCATGCACTCTAACGATGTTCGTGGTATGGAGCGAGATATTGCTAGGGGCTATGCAGATACCATGTTGAAATGGTCTAGAAAACTAGGTGATTCTATCTATGCGCCAGAAATAGATAAGGCAGTAGAAGAAACTAGATTAAAAGCAGAAGGCTCTGGAGACGCCAATCTGGTAGCGGTTGGTAGAAACATAGTTAGTCAAAAGGATTTTTTCCATAACCCAACCTTTAATAACTTCATTCATGGCGCTACAGCCCTTAGTTACTTTGAATATATTACAGGTAACTTGTCTTCAGCTTTAGTTAACTTTACTTCATTACCGTTGCTGGTATTGCCTATGTTGGGTGGTCGCTTTGGTTTTATTAAGACCGGCAATGCTATGCTAGCTGCCCATAAGGTAGCTTCTCAATGGGTTATGAAGAACGATAACCTAAGTCCTAGATATAAAGCTCTGTATCAGATGCTGCAAGACCATGCGCAGTTAGAACATACTATGGCAAGGGAATTATTAGAGGGTCGTCGCCAAAGCACAGAAGACTATACTGGTCTAAAGGCTAGGGTTTTAGATGGTTTGTCTATTCCATTCTCCGCAACTGAAAAATACAACCGTGCGGTTACGGCTATTGCTGCATATGACTTAGCTAAAAATAACGACTTCTCAGAAGATGCTGCGTTACGTTTGGCTTTAGATACCGTCAAGGATGCGCATACTTCAGGTATGGCAGAGACTGCGCCTAAGTGGATGCAAAACCCATTGGGTCGTGTGTTTTTTACGTTTAAAACTTTTGCATGGAACAGTGCTTTTATTGTAGCTAGAGCGTTTGAGCAGTCTTTTCGTGGTGAAACAAAAGAAATTAGAGACGCAGCACGCCGTCAATTACTAGGTACATTCTTTATGGCTGGTGTATTTGGTGGTCTTAAGGGTTTACCCTTTATGGGTCTTGCCCAGACCATAGGTCAGATGCTTCATGCTTTATTTGGTGATGACGATGAGCCATATGACTTTAACGAAGATTTACGCGCATTCTTTGGTGAACTAATATACAAAGGCCCAGTCAACTATATTACTAACTTAGAAATTTCAAACCGTGTAGGTTTAGCACAAGATTTGGTTTGGAGAGATGATCCCCGTGCAAGCAGTGGTTTAGTTCTAGGCGCTATGCAACGTGCATTTGGTCCAGCAGGTAGTTATTTAGTTAACGTAGAACATGCATACGATATGTTTAATCAAGGACATACAGAACGTGCTATTGAGGCAGTACTGCCTAGTTTCCTACGTAACTTTGCCAAAGGTGGACGATACATGGTTGAAGGTGCTACTACTACCAAAGGACAGCCTATTGAAGAAGATGTTGGTGCATACAATGCGTTAATGCAAATGATAGGGTTTTCCCCAGCTTCACTCTCATCTAAATATGAAAAAGGTGCGGTTGAATACAAGTACCAGCAGGAAGTCCTAGGCAAAAAACAACGCTTGCTAGATAAATATGAAATGGGTCGTGTTGGTGGTGATGCTGATTTGATGGCTGAAGCTAGAGAAGAGATTAGCAGTTTTAATAGAAAGCATCCTACCGAGCGTATCACAGGCGAAACAATCGCTCGCTCTCAAGCTGCACGCAAGGCTGCGGCTAAAAACACTATTGATGGTGTAACTCTTAATAAGAAACTTATACCTGAAATACAAGCTAAGTTTGGTACAGAGTAAAAAAATCCCCTGACTAGCAGGGGACTGAACTTCTCAAGGAGGAGAAGAGTGCGACTCAATTGTATCACTAACTCTCCAAACCCGTAAACCATATCTGCCTTTCTCTACAACTTGTTTGCATATAACCTCAAACCCCATCCTCCGGGCCTCCGTTGTAACAAACCTTTGAGTTAATCTACGGTCTATACAGGGCACAAAGAATGAGGTTCCTGGCTTAAACTTCTCCCATCGAATCAGAAGTGGCTGGTTCAAGATTGTTAGCATTTAACAACACGTCCTCATTAAAAGATTCCAGCTTAGTAGTATCGAAACATAATACTGTTACAGCAGCTTGGGTATTTGCTACAGTACCAGCGGTCATACGTTTCTTTTTAACCCCCAACAAAGCCTTAGATTTGCGGTATGGGATTAAAGACTCTTCAAAGTTAGCAAAGTTCTTAGCGCAGTCTTCACGGTAGCTTTTAATCACAATGTATAGGGTCTTAGTATCAGGCTCGTATCTAGAAGTCAACGCACCCTTAGGCTCACGAAGTGGACCATGCTCAAGACCAGTACGGTTATCCCTGTTGCCGTTAATAACCAAAGTCTCATGGAAATGACGTTGTAAGAAACCACCGATGTAGTCTTCAGTATCAAACATGTATTCACGGTTACGAGTACGGGTATCCTTAATCAAGTCTACTGCGTAGTTAAATACTGGCTGAATTGCAATGTCGTGCAACCCTAATGTTTTGGCAATCGTACCACCAGTAATTGCAATCGTAGCCATAGCAGACCAGTAGCGTTCGGTGCTCTTAATACCAGCAGTCTTATCTACATTCTCTTGAACCTGTTGCATCTTAGCCATAATCATAGGCAGTTGACTTACCAAAGCTTGAGAGTACGGCTCAATAGCGTGCCCGTAGTTGTTCATCAATCTACCAAAGTGTTGCTTAGACCATGTTGGGTCATCGTATGGGTCAGGCTTGATATGTGGTTCTAGGATACGCATCAGTTCGCCTTCAGGAAAGCTCTTTATAGAAAGCAATGAATCGGTTACGGACCTGTTGGATGAAGTTACTACACCCAGCGACCACTTAGTATGGTTGGCACGTTCTGCGTTTTCCTGCGACTTCATACGGTTCTTACCCTTACCTGATGTAACGTCGTAGATTTGATTTGACATTTGCTCAGGAGGCATGTTGGTAATTTCGTCAATGGTTGCACAAAGACTTTGCATTACCCCAAGACGTTGCATACGGAAGTTGTATGTGTCCTTAGGCGACATTAAGAGTTCTTTTGGTCTTCCGTAGATCGAGTTGATCGAGTGTAGAACCGTGGTTTTTCCAGACCCAGACTCTCTACTAAGAAGATTAAGCAGAAAACCATCAAGGCTAGTAAACCGCATAAGCAAAGACCCAAAGCCCATAAAAAAGGCGAAAGCACGACCTTCCATACCCTCCCTGCCGTATGCGTTAATAACGTCTTTCCAAACATGAAAATCTCCCTTAGGTTGAAACAGAGGAATAATAGGTAAGGTCGGACTAGATGGCGGACTATATAGTATCTCGTCTGCACGTATTTCTCTATCGCCAACAATAATAGACCCATCACCTTCTGTCCAGCCAAACTGCTTGTGCGCTTTCTCTGCGCTTGAATGTAGTTGCAATTCTTCCACCCACTTAGTTACGTATGCCATTAAATCATCCTGTTTTTTACCTAGTGCGGTAATGCCGTGTGAGGCTACTGTATCTCTGAACTTCTCTTTTGCAAGCACCGCAGTTAGAGGCATGATGAATTCTCGTACGCCGTCTTTTGGAAGGTGCAGTCTAAGCAAGATTGTCTCGCCGTAGTCAGGGTCATTCATACGTTTAACTACATAGAAATCATACGGATAGATAAGTTCTTCGTATTCTTCGCCGTCTTTGTTCTTGAATCTGCCCCATACACCGCCTGACTTGCCCCTAAAGAAAGGCCAAGGAAACTTAGGAATAGTATAGCTTTTCAGTTCTAACGTAGTTTTATCTACGTCCATTACTTCTTGCTCTTCTTCCGCCTCGATTATTTCTTTGCCAAGCTGGATAGGCGATGTTAGTTTTAGGGCGCAGCCTTCGCACCCGCTGGGGTTTAGCTTCTTAAATGTTGCGCAAGTGTAAGGACCTTTAGTCTCATTCGCTTTTCTATCGGTCTCATCTGCTGAATATTCGGGGTGTTGCTTGGAAAGATTATGGATGGCTTTATCCCGATCCACACATTGCTGGGCAATACTTAGCCCTCCTCTCCAAAGAGGCTCATCTATTGTTGCCTGATTTTCATAGATATGCAATAGTTGTTTACAGCCCGTGCCTTCGGCAGACTTAATAATGATCGTCTGAAACCTAGACTGGCTAGAACCCATCAAAGCTAGCGTAGCCGCATCCATAGGGCGCTTGAACTCAGCCTTGTCCAACATAGCCATAATGTCGTCAGATGGGGCTAGAACTTCTTGGTACGTCTTGGCGGTTATTTCAGGCGCTACATACAAGATCTTTACAGGTATAGGGTTAGTAGGGTCTTTGGTATGAAACGTATCAGGAACCCGTAGAATACGGGCGGCATCGGCTGGCACTGCTGGGTCAATAGCAAAGCCCTTCTCAACCGCTAACTCCTTTAAACGCTCCGCAAAAGGCTTCCAATCCTTACGGTCTAGGTCATGGTCTAGAATCCAATAAACGTGCGCACCAAGCCCTGATTGAATGATTGTAGGCTTAGGCAGTCCAGTCTCTTTGCAGAACTCATTAAGGGCTTGTATACCCGATGCAATATCGGGGTAGGGTTTTCCCTCACCACAATCCAAATCAATAAAGAAAGACTTTAACGCTATTGCGTTCTTAGCAGTTCTGCCTTCAGATGCATCCCCAAATTTAGCTAAACCAAAAAATACATTGAACTGTTCAGCCGCCAACTCGTCAGCACGCTTACTAATATCCTCAATACTCTGCACAAACCGTTGATTTACAACCTCTTTTTCATCAACGACCTTAATTCCAAATACACAATAATTTTCCCCTTTCTGTAGGGGTGGTAATACTAGAGATAAAAACTCTGTCCTCGAAAGCATAGCCGTCCTTATTAGCCGCATATTTTTATTAGAAGAGATGGGCAGGGGTGTTACGGCACACACCCTTTTCGGTAGCTAACCTAGCCCTCCCGTTGACTTTTACTTCATTTTGTCCAGTAGTTTTTGCATCTTCTCAGCATGTTTACTAGATACTATTGATTCACCTTTAAACCAAGAGTAGACAGTCATTCTACTGACTTTAAAGAACTCAGCTACGTCAGATACGGGTATATCCTTACTAAGACAAACCCTACCTAATTGGACACCCATCAGTTTTTGGTCGGCGGCTTTTATATCAGTCGCTAACGCTATTGAGTATCCCTTAGGCATTATGCATCATCCCAGTCGCTAAGAATCTTTGAAATGTCTTTCTTAGGTGCAGGTGCTTCATCTTTCTTAGCTACACGCTTAGTAGGCTCTTCTACCTCAACCACTACCTCGGCAACCTCGGCTTTAGCTTTTGGTGCGGCTGCGGCTAGTTTTGGAGTAGTATCAGTTTCAGCAACGGTCATAGTAATTGCTTTAATTGCTGCAGGGGATTTACCCTTTTCAATAGCAAGGTTATGCTCGTCAGAATCTAATACACGTACTGGCTTAAAAGCAATCTTAGGTGTAGCGGCTTCTGTATCAAAACGCATCTCAGTTACAACCGCAGTAATAGGAACACCCTTACTACCAATCATCTCTGCATATGTACGCAAAGGCCATTTTCCTGGCTCACCAGCACCGAAGATAGAAGAAGCTGGTAATGTTAATTGCATTACTTCACCACCAATATCGTTTGCCAATACAACTGCAAGACGCTGACTATAACGGCAAGCACGGCTATCACCTTGTCCTGAACCTTTAGCATTTTGTGGGCAGTCTGTGCAACGCTTTGCCTGTGGGTTCTCAGATTTAGGGCTAGGTACTTCGCCATCTGCTGACCAGCAATCAGGGGCTTTAACTTCTCCGCCTTCTGAATATGTGCTGGCATAGAATGTACGAGATACTTTAGGTGCGGCGGCTACAACCACTACGTTCATAGCACGGTCTTCGTTTTTAGCAACTTCTTTGCCGTTGACCATCATGCGCCATACACCACCTTTGATGGAGATACGCTTTAATCCAGTAGCACCACTGCCACCCATCAGGGCTTTAGTAGTATCGTCTAATTGCAGTTCCTTCAGGTATGAAGGTAAACCGTTTCCTAACATTGATAATTCGTTACTCATATGCACTTCTCCTTATTTTTTAACAATAACTACAGTTTGGGTTTGCTCCGCATTTAGCCCCGGCGGATGCAGATCGGGGTTCTCCTCAAGGAATTGTTCCATGTTTGCCGTATTAATACGTTGTTGCATTAATGCAAATGCATCGTTTTCCTTAATGAAATCGTAAAAAGATCGCCAGTCCGAAGTCCAGTATCTTTTTGTAACTCGTTTAGATATAGTCCCATGCGGTGTACGGATTAGACTAGACCCTTGTTCCTTGCAAATATCAAGCAGTTCAGATGCAATAATATTTAACTGCGCTTCTAACTCATCGTCTTGCTTCTTTAATTCTCTACGCTTGTTCCGAATCTTTACATATATTTCGGTAAGCTTGTCTGCACTCACATCACTCATTACACTCTCCTTTTATTTATAACTACAATTTAATACCACTACTATACTTTGTCAAGTAGTTTCTAAAATATTTTTATACAAATCAATTAACCGATTATGTATGTCTACTTTTTCTGACAACATCTTATAGATTCTTTTTTCAACTGGTGAGCCCTGCAAATGCACAACGGTACATGGGTTACGCTGACCAGCACGGTGCACACGAGCATTAGCTTGCAAATAAGTTTCGATAGAAGTAATCGGACCCCACCACACAACTACGTTAGCGGCATGTAGTGTAACTCCGTGAGCCGCCGCCTGTGGCTGAATAACCAACACTTGGGGTTTATCCTCTGTCTGAAATGAATTAAATATGCTAGTACGTTTGTTGACTGGAATTCCACCATGTATTGCTTCTGCGCTTATTCCTTGTCGCTTTAGTTCTTCTAAGATAATTTCAATCGCATGTCTGAACGGTGCAAAGATAATAACCTTATGGCTTGCTTCCTCAATAACCTCAAGCAATGCTTTCATACGATCACCAGCATCAAACGCAATCACGTCTCCACTATCGGAATAGACTGCACCACATGAAAGCTGAAGAAGTTTGTTTAGGTTAGCCGCCGCATTGACTGTTGTGATTTCCTCACCAGCCGCTACCACCATCATATCCTTGCGAATCTTCTCGTAGTATTTCAACTGCTGACTACTTAGCGGTACATCTCGCATGGTGTAAGTCATATCAGGCAAATCTAAGCACTCTTCTTTGGTAAATCGAATTGCTGGCTGTAAGGCTTCGTGCACAATGTTTTCTGATGTAGGCTTTGGAACCCATTTAAACTGAGTAATCTTGTGCATAACTTGGTCACGGAAAGCACCGAAGAATCTTGGTACTCCGTTAGGGTTAATAATCTTTGCTAGTCCATACGCATCTGTTGGCGACTGAGAAGCTGGGGTTCCTGTAAGCATCCATATCCACATGGTAGGTTTAATTACCGAGTTCAAGGTCTTCCATCTTCTTGTAGCTACATTCTTGTATGCGTTAGCTTCATCAACCACAATTAAATCAAACTGGTCTACTGCTTCCTTAATAATGTCCAGCCCTTCAAAGTTACAGATAACAAACTCTGCCTGACTGTTAGCCGCTTCCAACCGTTTTTCTTTTGAGTAACTGTGCGCTATGGCGCAAGTACGGTGCATGGCAAATCTAAACAGGTCGTTCTCCCAAGCTGACTGCATAATAGACAGGGGGCATAATACTAACACACGTTTGATAACACCAATTTTCATCAAATAATCAGCCGCCCATATCACGCTACCTGTTTTGCCTGTGCCTTGCTCGTTAAAACAAAATGCACGGCGGTGTAGAGTCAGAAAGGAAGCCGTAGTTATCTGATGGTCAAACGGTTTATACATCCCAGTCCATTCATACTTGGACTCAATAGGCGATGGCACGCCCCTAATACGTAGGTTTTTTAATACTTGGGCTTCTTCCAGCCCCCAGTTCACTAGCACTTCGCCTGTATCTAATATCTTGCTTTTGGGTATTATTGTGGTAATACGGCTAGGTTCTTTGACCTTTAATAGCAGAGCCTTGTCTTCAATTATCTGCACGTTTTTGCACTCTTTCTAAGTAGTCTTTTATTAAATATTTAATTGCTTCGTGGTTTGTTGCGCCCCTTGCAGAACGTACTGTTAGTATTTCTTCTCCCTCATAAGGAAAGCCAGCCCAATCAGGATTTACTCTCAACATAATTCTATGTATATCTTCGTAATCGTCTGCACTAAGATTTTCTTTTATGTGAGCTTCCCATGTTGGATACAACTTTCTATGCGTTCTAGATGATGCTGGTACTGGAACTACCTCTAACCATTGCCCATCCATCTTTAATAAAGCTTCAAATTCTTCTCGGGTCATTTGCACTCTCCAATAGGTTATCGACCAAAACCGAGGTTTTGATTCTTTTTAGTGGCTCCTTACGGGAGCCAATCGGTTAGTTCATCCGACTCTAATACAGAGTGAGGGCTATACTAGTCGAACACTAACTGGGGTAGTTGGTAGAGGGGAAACCTGAACCTTACTTATATGCACTTACCCCTTACACATAAGCTACAAATAATTATATCACTTCTTTTTCTTTTTGCTACGTTCTTTAGGACTAATCTCACTAATCAAATTGCCTTTAGAATCACGGTCAAAAGAACGGTTGCCTGTTCTATCTTGCACAAAATATCCTTGCTTGTTTGAACCGCCTTTATCAAGAGCGACTTTGTGGGCTACGTCTTTTTTATCACCCTTGTGCACCTTGCCTTCTTTCAATAGTTTGCGGCGCAATGCGTTACGTTCTTCACGATGTTTAACTTGTTCAGGGGTATCTTCGTAAGCGGCGGCTTGCTTATACTTACGGTCAGCTTTGTTCTTGTATGGCATTATCTATAACTTCCTTTTCCGTTGTGGACACAGTCCTTTACAGCGCACCATTTGGTGCAACTAAAATTGGGTTTTGGGTTCCAAACATTTAATTCTATAGACTTTTCCAGCCGATTGGTATCCTCAATCCACCGTGTCCAGTATACCCCTTCCTTTTCCTGCTCATAATCTGCTTTGATAAACTCGTTGGCTACTACAAAAAGTAAGCCCCCCTTAACTTTTTTGACTTTGGGGAAATGCTTAAAAATGGCTAGTGATAGTAACTCTAATTGTTTTGGGTCTGCGTACTTAGCAGACTTGCCAGTCTTGTAGTCCACCACGTATGCCTTATCTTCTTGCAAAATAATTAGGTCGGCAATACCTCTCCACCAAACATCTTTAGCAAAGAACTCACAGGGTTCCAGGCCCTTGGTCAATCCAAGTCTATATTCACAAAGCTTTTCCCCTTCAATAGCGTTTAGCTTATCTAGGGCTTCTTTAATGAACCCATACTTTTCAGGTATTGGTTTGCCATCACGGATGTATTCTTCTGCGGCTTTATGCACTTCCAGCCCATAACTCAAATGCTCCGTAGGTGGCTCAACAATATCTTTTACCACCCGAAGGCGATAGTATTTATGTGGGCACTGCTTATATAAATCTAACGAGGAATAAGACCAAGAGTATTTAACGGTCATGATCTAGGCAACGCTCCTGTAAAGCCGTATGTACCAGTATGAGTAAAGTGCGCCCAAGGTGCGGCATAGACTTTAAATCCAGCTTCTCTTGCTATCTTGCAAAAATGGTAGTCTTCGGACAACAAACGGTTAGACTCTTCTTCAATGCTGGTAGCAAAGAACTCTTTAATGATCTTGACTTCACGCACCGTATCTACTGCATGGTACATATCATTGGTATAGCTAGGCACTTTGGTTTCTAACTTCTCAAATACTTCACGTTTAATTAACATAAAGCCTGTACCGCCGTTAGCGATCTCTAGTGGTTTGTTAATATCGCCTGAAGTTGTCTGTTGTCCATGTGGTAAATTTACAACAAAGGCTCCTGTATGGTGTTGTAGTTCTTGTGGGGGTACACCACGCTTAACCGCCTCGGCTACTTCTACCCAGTTAATTTCTTTCTTAGGATACAAACCGCAAATAATATCTACATCTGCCGCTACCATACGAGGAATATCTTGTGGGTTAAATCCAATGTCAGCATCAATAAACATTAGGTGTGTAGCATCGGACTTTAAAAAGTCGTAAGCCATACTGTTACGAGCACGGGTAATCAAAGACTCGTTCATCATAAATGAGTAATACATTTGTAATTGGTTTTGTCCACATACCCCAACGAGTTGCATAATAGCTGACGCATACAATCCCGTGCACATACCGCCGTACATTGGTGTAGCTACAAATAATGATGCCTTT